TGGACAAAAATTGACGTTGGAAAACCAGACTTTCGCGAAGCAAATAGAATATTCTATATATTTTGGGAAGCTTGTAAAGCCGACCAAAGATGTTATGGGTTATGTTACCTCAAAAACAGAAGATCAGGATTCTCTTTTATGGCAAGTTGCGAAGCCGTCAATCAAGCTACAATTACAAAGGATGCACGATTTGGGATACTTTCAAAGTCTGGAGCAGACGCTAAAAAAATGTTTACAGATAAGGTTGTTCCAATTAGTACCAATTATCCTTTCTTCTTCCGACCCATTCAAGATGGTATGGACAGACCTAAGACAGAGCTTGCTTACAGAGTTCCAGCGTCAAAGCTTACAAAGAATAACCTCAAAGCTTCCGTTGGGTTTGACAATGACATTCCGGAGGGATTGGATACCACTATCGACTGGAAAAACACAGGTGACAACTCTTATGATGGGGAAAAACTTCGTATTTTAGTACACGATGAATCTGGCAAATGGGAAAGACCAGATAACATTTTAAATAACTGGAGAGTTACAAAAACAACACTTCGACTTGGAAGTAAGGTTATAGGGAAATGTATGATGGGTTCAACGTCAAACTCATTAGATAAAGGAGGTGATAATTTTAAAAAACTTTATTATGATTCAGATGTCACAAAACGAAATCGTAATGGCCAGACTAGCTCGGGATTATATAGTTTGTTCATACCTATGGAATGGAACTACGAAGGATTCATTGATTCTCATGGACATCCTGTATTCGGAACACCAGAGAAAGAAGTCCTTGGAAACGATGGCGAGCTTATTGACACAGGTGTAGTTGACTTTTGGAATAATGAAGTTGAAGGATTAAAGCACGATGGAGATGCTTTAAATGAATATTATAGGCAATTTCCAAGAACAGAGGAACATGCTTTTAGAGATGAAACTAAAAACAGTATATTCAATTTAAGCAAAATTTATGAACAAATTGATTATAATGATGATTTAATGCGTAAAGGATATATTACGCAAGGTTCTTTTTCTTGGGAAAATGGAATAAAAGATTCAAAAGTAATGTTTACTCCAAATAAAAATGGTAGATTTTTTATTTCATGGACACCATCAAAAAATTTAGAAAACAATATTATACTAAAAAATGGTATAAAAACACCAGGTAATCAACATATAGGTGCATTTGGATGCGACTCATATGATATATCTGGAACAACAGACGGACAAGGCTCAAAAGGGGCTTTACACGGATTAACTAAGTTTAGTATGGAAGATGCTCCTGCTAATTCATTTTTTTTAGAATATGTAGCAAGACCTCAAACAGCTGAACTGTTTTTTGAAGATGTATTAATGGCTTTAGTTTATTATGGTATGCCGGTACTTGCAGAAAATAATAAACCAAGATTACTATATCATTTAAAAAGAAGAGGATACAGGGCTTATTCAATGAATAGACCTGATAAAGTTTGGAATAAATTATCTATAACAGAAAAAGAAATAGGTGGTATTCCAAATACGTCAGAAGACATAAAACAGGCACACGCAGCTGCAATTGAAACGTATATAAATAATTATGTTGGCATTAACGAAAATGGCGGTGGAAACATATATTTTAATAATACGCTTAATGATTGGGCTAAGTTTGATATAAATAAAAGAACTAAATTTGATGCAACAATAAGTTCAGGTTTAGCAATTATGGCGTGTAATAGACATTTATATCATCCAAAACCTAAATATATGAAACCTAGTTTAGATATTAAAATATCGAGATATAATAATAAAGGATCTCATTCAACAATAATAAAATAGCATGGCTGAAACAATTTTAAAAAGTTCATTTCCTAGTCAAATAGCTTCTGATGAAGAAAAATCAACATTTGAATATGGGGAAAAAGTAGCAAAAGCAATTGAACACGAGTGGTTTAAAAGAGACAATGGTGCTACAAGGTTTTATTCCAATAGGGATGAATATCATAGACTTCGTTTATATGCAAGAGGGGAGCAATCAGTAAAAAAATATAAAGACGAACTATCTATTAATGGTGATTTGTCTTATTTAAATTTAGATTGGAAACCAGTAC